TTCAGAAATGCTTTCTGTTCAATAAGAATGCTTTCATTTTTGCTTTCGTATCTTACTATTAAATATACGTTGTTGGAGTCTTGGCTGTTGGTTGCTGTAACGCCTCAAGAGATTCGTGAAAGAGTAAATCTTACGGAAGCTGACGTTTCGGACGCAACTGTTAATAGGTTTGCCAAAGCTGCTGCGGTGACTCTTGGGCTGGAGCTTGAGAAAACCATCAACTATATGAGTTGCTCTGATGAAGAAGCTGAAGCCATAAGAAACATCGCTGCCGTTTATTGTGCATGCAAAGTTACTGGCGGCTCGGCTTCTGGCCTGAGCTTTCGTGTTGGAGATTTAGCTGTTAACGAGTCAAGCGGGACTACTCCAAGCGGTCTCAGCAGAGAAAATTTGCAGTTTCTGATGAATGAGGCGCAACGCATTATCGATAAACTGAAGGTGCCCTATGTAGGGAGGGCCTGAGATGGGCACGGTTCCAGACGCTTATTACGAGTTTGTGATGCATTATGCGCCTTACTTTTACGTTGTTCCGACTGCTTTGGCTTCTGATGCGGCTGCTGGGCAAAAAAACGTCACCGTTGCGGACGGTTCCAAATTTCAAGCTGGATTTCCCGTTGAAATAAAGGATAATGCCCATAGCGAATGGAACACGGTGGCTTCTATTGCTGGTAACGTTCTAACCATGCAAAACAATCTGGCCTATACTTATTATGTGGCTAAAGGCGGAACCGTGGATCATCCAGATAAGGATTTTGGAAAGGGCGCTTTTCCTGCTGCTTTTGCTATCGAGTTTTTGTATGAGGCTTATCCTACTTTTCAATTCTCAGGTGTTCAAGTGGCTATTTTGGCGAAGATTGTAGAGCTTGCAGATTGGCTTCTCACGCAACAATGCAATGACAATTTGAAGAAGGCGTATGGCGGGTTCAAATCCGCTGAGACAAGTACACAATATTGGAGCATTGATGCGGGTCGTATCATTCCTGCCCTCTTGAAAGCGTATGCCTTGACATTGACTGCTGGCTATTTGGATGCTGCTAAGCTCGCTGGTTACACTTTTCTCTACGCGATGCAGCAACAGCCGAGCATTCTGGGTATTCATGACAAATACTATGGAGGCTTCGCAAACTACGTTACCATAAGCGATACTTGGGACACCATCATGAGCATTGAGAATCTTTACTGCTTGATTGGACTCAAAACATTGGCGGACACATATGATGTGGCTAATGCCTCTCGGTATAATGTCATGATGGCAGATGCTGCAGGCTTCCTCAAGGTTGGGTTTGAGCAGCTCTACTTGTACTATCAGCCTCCGCCTTCGGGTTCTGGCGTCTGGTACCGGGTGGGAATCAATGATACCGAAGTTTACGATGATCCTGTGAGCTTCGCTCTGCTGGGGCTGTATATATATGAGAGCTGGAGTTTCACCTGTCAGCGCGTCTACAACTTTGTTCAGTCGATTAGGGCTTCGGGGCAATATCCTGCTTATTGGCCAGAGATCTGTTGGCCAGGCTATCTTGACGTGGTGACAAGGTTTCCAGCATGCGCTTACTATGACGCCATTACTTCTGGGATTCTGTGGAAGATCCGTAAGGAAAGAGATCCGCCAAGCTTCAAATTGGCTTATCAGGTTGTTGAGAAGTACTCGGACAAGTTTCTGTATTGGGGTCCTATCTTCACCGATTATAGCCCTGTCACGCCTCAAAAGGCAATGGCAAACGTAACTTGGCTCGCCCGCATGTTTCTTAACTATGAGGAGCCCTTAACCAGGTTCACGCAGATTTTGAATAGCAAAGGCGAAGCTGTTCTGCTTTACCCAATCCGCCAAGCTGTTGAAACTGTTTCCTATAGCGAACCCTTGGACGTTTTAGCGATTGTTTCGCTTCTGCGAGCTGAGGAAGTCGTGTTGGAGCCAGGATATCTTCTTAACGACTATGTAGTCTTCTATACGTTCATCCCGGTACGAGTGCATGATAAGATACGTCGCAAGGGCGAGGATTACGAGTTGCAGAGTGTGCAGGCATTCACTTACGAGAATCAAACGTTATATTTCAAGTCAGTTGCCAGGAGGCTTTTGGCGACTTGAGCGAATTGGAGGATCCTGTAGTTACGCTTCTGCGGTTGATTACTACGAGGATCCGTGTGGTCAAAGATAATGGTTCTTTGGCTAATCTTTTGGCGACTAAGGAAGCCTACGATAGAGAACTTCTGAAGGAGTATGACGCTCAAATCACGATGGGGTTCGACAGCAGCCAAGATCAGAAGCTTGAGCTTACTGGGCGTCTTAGACGTCGCTTCATGGTTTTCAGATGCAACATCTACACGGTTGATAAGGCGGTTTCTGGAGCTGATGCGGGCAAGGTTATGAGAGACAAGGTGACTGCACAGATTAACGCCATTATCCGTGAAAACCGCAACTTGCCCTATCAGACGGTTTACAATTTCTATGCGCTTGGATATCCGAGTGGGGATCCACACAAGGCTTATGCTGCTGGTGCAGGGTCTGACTTGGCGCCTTCGAACGCTTCTTGGAGTGAGCTTTCGACTGAAGAGTATCAAGATATCTGGTCTAGCGATGACGTTTACTTTTCAAAGAGCCACAGCATCAACAATGAATATGCCCTCATGCTTTTTAGGTTCAAGATAGGAGCTCGAGAGCAATGCGTCAAGAAGATAGTTCTCAGTTTCGAGGGTTATGGCACGGCTCCCGGTGGGAATGGAGTTACAATCAAGATTTGGAATCATGTCGCTTCTGCATGGCAAGAAGCCCAGTCTGGCACTGGCGGCGGAGACGAAACTCTTACTATCACGATTTCAGTCAACTGGCCTAACTTCATTGACTCGAGCGGCTATGTTTGGCTTCTGGCAAAGACCACGAATCCGAGCAACGGTTCTACGCCTGCGGTCCTCTATTGCGATTTTGTTGAGTGTACGATTCAGGTTTATGGTCTCACTTTCTGTGACGTTATCAATTACAGGAACATCGATGTCACAGATGTTAAGCCGTATCTCTTCAGAGCGGAGTTTCTGCTGAAGGGGTGGCTGTTTGAAACGTTATCAGGGTCATTTTAGGAGGAATGAATAAAAAATGGTTGACACATATGGAGTGGACGAAGAGCGGCTCTACTATGTTGCCGAAACAGTCTTTGGCACTACGCCCACAAACCCGAGCATGCTGGGCCCGTCCTGTGACGTCATCGACCCGGGATTTGATCCCAGTAACCTCAAATTGCGTGGCGCCGGCAGCTACGACTTACAAGTAATCAAGAAGGGTCTTCGCAAGCCAAGCTTGAAAATCGGCTACATGTTGCCCTCTCAAGCGCCGATAGATCTTCTTCAGTATGCCAAAATGGATTTGGACAAGAGCCTTAGCTGTCAAGTGATTTGTTATAAAGGCATTTTTGCCTCTGCAACGGACATCATTTCGCTGTTATTCAAAGGCATGAGGGTCAGCAAAGTCTCTGTTGAATGCAGCATAGAGGACGTCGTCAAAGCAGTTATGGAGCTTGAGGGTCAGGATCTCGAAACGGGAACAGCGAAGATTACGGGTGCGACATATGGGGATCATGCTGGCGCAGTTGCCTTCCATGAAAGCTATGTCAAAAAGGATGCTGCTACACTAGATCGAGTTACCGATTGGAAATTTGACATCATCAATAATCCGAGAAGAGTACCTGTCATTCGCACGTCAAGCGGGTATCTTGCGAAGTACATTCCATTCGGTCACAGAGAGCTGAGCGGAGAAGTGACGTTTGAGTTTGAGAGTAAGGCTGAAATGGATGAGGCTTTGGCTGACACGGAGTTTGCTTTGGAGTTTGGTCTCAGCGGAATGAATAAGGCTGCATTCACCGGATGCAAATGGGACAGCATAACACATACGAAGTGGCTGGAAGATTTGATTTGTGCTAAGGCTCGGTTTGTGGCTAAGGGTCCTCTTGCGATAAGCGCCGGTTAGGGAGGAATAGAAGTGGCTGTTGAAGTGAGTGTTCTTGAAAATTTCGGTCGAGAGGCAGAGTTGAAAAAGAAGTGGATGCGGATGTGGGAAAGACTTGGGCAACGTGTTCTGAAGCTGCCTAAGTGGATGCAAGACATCGTGCTTGAAGACATTAACACGGCCATCAGAAACCGATTGGCTGTTATGGAGATGATTCAAAATGCGAACAGAAAGCATTGAGCTTGATGAAAGATTCGGCAAAGAATACGCTGGACGCTACGTGCTCCAAGAGATTACTTGGGCGAAGCGGAACCGCATCATTCAAAAATATACGAAGTACAGTAAGGTCAGTGGTGAAGTTGAAAGCAGCGACTTCATTGCGATCCAAGCAGAGACCATCTGGGCCAGCCTCAAGGAGCAGCCAGAGGGCAAGCCTATTTCACTTGAAAAGCTTCTCGGTGAAGACGTTGGGATTCCCATAGAGCTTGGTGAATTATTCTCAAAGGTTACCAACAAACTGAACGGCATGAGTCATGAGGATTTGCGTTTTTTACTCTCGCAGTTAGACGAGGAAAGCCGCATCCGGCTCTTTCAGAGTTTCGGCTTTGTCAAGCCTTCGGGTGGCTTCCAACACAGCTTGCAAGACAGCCAGCGAAAACCATCCAGCAATTCACCGTCATCCTCAACGTCTTAGACAAAATGGTGGAGGAAGAGAAGGAAAAAGCGGAAAGAGAGGCGAAAAGACGTGGCCGTTGAAATAACCTGTGATGTGGAAGGTGTTGAAGAGTTTAAGTCTGCAATGCAAAGTTTCGATAGTGCTATGCAGCGTCAGGTTTACCGTTATCTACGCAGTTGGGCAAGTGATGTGGAAGCTGCAGCCATGCAGAATGCTCCAGTGAGAACAGGACATTTGAGAAGTTCAATTTATGCCAAGATTGAGGATTGGGTTGCTGAGATAGGCGCTGAAGCTACTTATGCATTGTTTGTAGAGCTGGGCACAAGATGGATGCGAGCTCAGCCTTACCTTTACCCAGCAATTCAAGAGCATTTGCCAAGGCTTGAAGAGATTATTTGCGAGGCTTTAGATGCGGCTAAAGCGGAGGCTGGATTATGAGTTTTAGGGAAATAGCCGTAACTATTCGAGCAGTGAATAGGGCTAGTGCAGAGTTTTCTAGGATACAGACTGATGCTGAGGCCCTTTCTGTTAGGGTGAAAAGTCTTGGCGCCACTCTTGCGGGCTTAGGTGCAACTGGAACAGTCATTGGACACGTCGCTCATCAATTCGGTTTGTTGAATGATGAGCAGGCTAGGGTTTTCAACAGTGCCATGATGGTTGTCACGGTTATGGGCATGTTTATGCGAACTAGCATGGGTGTTGCCGTTGCCCAGAAGGTATATGCTGGTGCATGCTGGATTGCGACTTTTGCCCAAAATTCGCTCAATATTTCTTACGCGACTTTTTTGGCCCTAACTGGGGTAGGCCTCGCTGTGATCGCTGCGACGGCGGTTGCCATGTGGAGTTTTGCAAGTAGCATGAACGCGGCCACATCCAGTGTTCAAGGTTTCAATGAGGCTGCTTCTGAAACGCCTTCTCGTGGTCGTAGTATCCAACGTGCTGGAGAGGCTGATCTTTACCGTCGAGGAGTTGAAAGTGCTCCATGAGTGTTGACATTCCAAAGCTTGCGGTGGTTCTGGGTTCTGTTGCGCCTCCTCAAGGCGACGTTATTGAAGCGAGAGTGCACCTCGGGGCTACGAAAGAAGTCAGCAGCTGGGAATTGCTTCTGCAGAATTGGGATAAAAAGTATAGCCCAAGCGGGACGTATCCAATTATTGTCGGGCAAGATGGCTATATTTGCATTGGACGTGGAGCTAATTGTCCTCAAATTATTACTACGAGGACTGAGAGCGTCAAGTATGAGTCAGGTCCTACTGAGAATTATGTTCGTGTTGCTGGGCGGTGTTGGGGCGAGAAGCTTTTCCGCAGAGTCGTAACTAAAACATATTCTAGTCAAAAAGGTGAAGCTATAGTTAAAGACTTGTTAGATTACTTTTCTGGTTTAAGTCATGTTAGAAATGCCATTGAACTTGTCGAAGATACGGATACCACTTTCTCGAAACTTGAGTATGAGAATACGCCTGTTTGGGATATTTTAAGGGCTATTGCTGCAGCAAGTGACCTGGCAGGAGTAGTTGGTTATGATTTTCGCATTGCACCCGATGCTAAGGTCGAATTTTTTTCACGTCTAAGTAAAACGTCATCTGTAAATCTTACTGATAAAATTGAGGTTAGCGAATATCGTAAGGACATTTTTGGCGTTAGAAATAAAGTTAAAGTTTATGGTTCTCAAGGGAAAATTTTTCCAGCAAACCTGGATTCTTGGAGTGAATCAGTGGATGGTTGGACAACGGTTTCAGGAACTCTTTCATTAGAATCTACGAGACAACGGAAGGGAAGTAGCAACCTTCGTGTTGATGTGGCTGCAAGCGTAGAAGGAAATATTTACCGAACATTCGACGCACTGGTTAAGCCTCAAACTTTTGTTGTGTGGGCTTGGATGCCTGGGAATTTGGGAGGAGGCTATGGCTATGTTAGATTGTGGGCTCCTGACAGCTCAAACTATTTCCAAGCAAACATAAAATCGATTCTTGAAAGTAACTGCATTCTGCAATGGGGGCTTATATCACTTGCTTTAGGTCCTAATCAAATGTATGACGCTGACAGTAATCCTAATGGAATCTGGACGAAAACGGGTAATCCGCAATGGAGCCAAATAAGTAGTCTACAACTTATAATATGTACTATTGGCGCTGCATCATACTATATGTATGATGGTAACTTCGGGTTTCTAAACTGTTCTTATTCTGGAACATTTGAAGATTCTGGAAGCCAGTCCGCTTACGGCTTGCGTGAACTTACAGAGACGGATGAGGAACTTTCCAGTGATAATGAGTGTCTGTTGAGAGCTAAGGCTATTCTCGCTCAGCTGAAGGACCCGGCGGAGTATCTGACAGTACGTAGCACCGTGATTGATTATGGCACTACTCCTCTTTTAGCTGGCGACAAGATTCATGTAACATTACCCAACGAGAATGTCGATGCCGATTTCCGCATTTTAAGCGTTGAATATTACGTTGACGCTAAGACTCAGACTCTTGAGATCACCATGGAATTGGGTCGTGAGGTTCCGCTTCTGGCTGATTATTTGTATGCTCTTCGGAGCAAGTCAGATCACATGAGTAGACATAAAATTGCGAGGTTGATGTAATGAATAAGCAGGTTTTGAAGCAGATTAAAAGCCTTAAGCCAGGCAGCCTTATTCGTGTGGATTGGCATGATGCCAGTATAGGCAAAAGTTTGAGTGGAGGGCGTAGTGGAATAGATGTTCCTGTGTTTAGCATTGGCATTTTTATAGGATTGTTGGGTGAGAATGATAAGCACATTATTTTAGGCCAAAATCACTTCAGATATGCGGATGGCATTTTCGATATTGACTATACTGCTATACCGTTGGTTTGGGGCGTCAACGTCAAAGTCATTCAAGTGGAATACATAAGCAGAGAAGAGGCTCAGCAATTGTTAAACAGTTTTTTGCTGGGCGGTAGGCGGACTTTGCCGAAGCGTCTGAAGCGTCAAGAACGTTTGAGGAATCATCATGACAGACTGGATTAAAAAGGCTCTAACTAAAACCGTTCAGCGTAAAGGCTCCAGGGGAAAGACAGAAGTTATTGTTGTGCAGCCAAATGAGAAGCTTGTTTTAGGCGTCAAATTCGCCATCGGAATGACTGTTTGTCTATCAGCTCTCGAAATAGCCCACATGGCTTTCTTAGGTTCTTGGAGCTCTGAAGTCTTTGCAGCGATCACAGGCCTCAGCGGGACGGTTATGGGCATTTTTGTTGGACAGAAGGCGTAGCGCATGACAAAAAAAAATATTTTTTTTCAACATCTGATCTACCGTTCTTTTTGTCGGATCGCCAAGAAACTTAAGAGTAAGGATTTTGTTGATGCGGAGTCTTTCAAGGCACGGGATAAGATTATGCGAATTTTTGCTGCTGAATGTTACGAGATTGCTGAAACATACGCTAAAGCAAAGCAACCTAAACCGAAGCTTAGTCTTCAATACATGAAGTTAGCTGCTAAGCTTCTGGGCTTGTCTCTACGTCCGAAAAAACTCTCCGATCTCGATGAGATTAAGAAGGCTTTAGCTAAGTTGAAAGCTGAGGCGCCGCCCGAATGACTGTTTCTTGGAAAGGATTGCCTGATAGCCCACAATCTCTTTGGCGTGAAATTGAAAAGTTAAAGGGGCAACGTGAGAAGCCAAAACCTCTACCTATTCCAGAGGATTTTTCTGAGTTTTGTCTGAAGTGGCTAGGGCTTAAGCTTACTGACTATCAGTGTGAAGGCGCAGAGTTAATAGACGAGAATGATTCAACGGCATTTCGTTGGAGCCGTCAAGTTGGCAAGACTCACATGGTTTCTGCATGGCTGCTACAGTACGCCCTCCTGCATCCTGGAGCTCAGATTGCCATTGTGGGACCTAGTTGGCGTCAAACGAAAATTTCGATTCGCAAGATTAATAGTTTCTTGGCTAAACTGCCTAAGAGTTTTTACCGCAAACCTCAAGCTACTATGGTTTCTCTGAGGAATGGTAGCCTTATTCAGGCTTTTCCCTGCAACCCGGACACTATTAGGGGATTTACGCTTGACGTTGTCTATGCTGACGAGTACAATTACATTCCAATGGACCAAGAACTCTACGATGCTATCGTGTTTACTCTCGCTACTAAAGCCCACGGAAAATTCATTTGCAGCAGCACGCCCGGCTCGACGGATAGCATGTTTTGGAAATTTTTCAATCGCCCACAATACAAGCATTTTGCCAAGAGTCATGTGACATGGCTGCAGGCTCTTGAACCTAATGGTCCGTTAACGCATAGAAAAGCTGAACAATTAAAAGAGGAGTATTCGGATGATCCTTGGCGTTGGAAACGTGAAATGGAAGCTGAGTGGGCTGAGGACGAAGCCGTTTGGCTGCCCTTAAGCTTGATCACAAATTGTCAGAAAGCGGATCTGGAGCTCTGGGATTCTGAGAGCATTCATAATGGTAGATTCTTTGGCGGCTTAGACTTTGGCAAGGAAAAAGACTATTCGGCTTTCGCGGTCGCGGAAGAGGTTGATGGCAAGTTTGTACTTCGCCATGTGAAAGTGTGGCCCTTGGAAACGAAATATGCTAGTGTCATCGGCTACGTTAAGACGGTAGCAGACCGTTGGCAGCAGTTTGAGAAGATCCGTTGCGACATAACTGGCGTTGGTAACTACATTGTTGAAGACATGATTAACGGCGGGATTGAGAATGTGGAGGGCGTAACCTTCTCGCATCCCCGGAAGCAGGAAATGGCTAGCCTTTTAAAACAGCGCATGCTTAATGGCTCCTACGCCTATCCATATGTGGATATCCAAATTTCGCCTTCAAAAAAACTGAATTATTCTGTGGAGTTGAACGTGGAAAAATTTGAGTTGAAAAAAGATGGCACTTACCGCTTTTATCATCCTGAAAATCAGCATGACGATGTATGGTGGGCTACTGCCCTAGCGCTTTATGCTACTGTTGAAATGGCGCCTGAACCGTTTTTAAGTGTCATACCTCGTAGGGCTAACAAGTTGCAGCGGCTGAGGAATAAGCTTTTGAAACGTAAATTTGAAGGTGTCGGAAGGTGA